CGCTCATGTAATTACAGTAACATACCCATATTCAACTGGGTCTCTTACGTTCCCTTACATCGGATATAACTTTCCATATATTTATAGCACATTCCCTAAGTCATATTCTTTGATTCAATACACAGACGTTACAGGATCACCAGCTGCACAGAACTACCGCAACGTAGTTCCATACGGCAAGGCATCAGGCGTGGACACCAAGACCACTTCTTACGGCACAACACCTGCAATCCGCCAAGCGGCTCTTATGCTGGCTGTGGACGTTTGGCAGGCACGTCAAGCACCTTCTAGTGGTGGCGTGTCAGTAGATGGCGTAACACCTAGCCCTTATCGTCTAGGCAACACAATGTTGGCAAAGGTTCGCGGACTTATCGCACCTTACACAAGCCCGAGAGCGATGATTGGCTAATGACTACCCCAGCCGTATCGACCTTGCGTCAGACTATTGCAGCTGCATTAACAGCCAATACAACTTACCAAGTCTTTGCGTATCCTCCTGCAACTATTCAGGCTAACTCAGTAATCATTATTCCAGACGATCCATACCTAGAACCTAACAACGACTCATGGGCTACTGTCGGTCCAAACGCTAATTTTAAGTTACTTATTACAGTCCCATTATTCGACAATCAAGGAAACTTGCAAGGCATAGAATCAGCCATTGTCGTTATGTTTAATGCGCTTTACAACGCAGACCTTTCATATAACGTGGGTTCAGTCTCACAACCTCAAGTTCTCTCCGTAGCTAGCGGAGATTTATTGTCATGCGAAATGTCTATTTCGCTTGTTACGAGTTGGGAGTAATAATGGATATCAAAGAGTGGACAGCAGAACACGAAGCCTTCCTGATTAAAATTGGTCAGGTAGAACCAAAGCAAACTAAACCCGCAACCAAGAAAGACGAGGAATAACCTAAATGGCAGTATTTCTAAATAATGGTGTGCAGGTTACTGTCGATCCGGGAACGGGCTCAGTAAACCTCTCAGACCATGTTACATCTGTTTCAATTAACCAGACATTCGATGAACTCGAAGTCACAGCGATGGGCGATTCAGCTCACAAGTTCATCAAGGGTCTTGAAGCATCATCAGTAACCCTTAACATTCTTAACGATTTTACATCATCTGTAAACGTCACTAAGACATTGCAGTCATGCTATGGCAAGAGCGTTGTTTGGACATTTAAGCAGACAACAGCAGCCGTATCAGCGACAAACCCACTTTATACCGTTACACTTTTGGTTAATAACTTAACACAGATTAACGGTGCAACAGGCGACGTATCACAACAGAGCCTTACATTCAACGCAACAAGCGTTGTAGCAGTAACAGAAGCGTAATCCAACAAAGGGGCTAACATGGCAAAGCTAAAAGTAACAAAGGTAGATGGTTCAGTAACAGAGTACGAAATTACTCCATTGCTGGAATACAGTTTCGAGCAGTACGCCAAGAAAGGCTTTCACAAAGCTTTGGTCGAAGATCAGAAGCAATCAGATATCTACTGGCTAGTATTTGAGGCTTGTCGCCGCGCAGGAGAGTCACCTAAGCCTTTTGGCGATGGTTTTCTAGAGACCTTAAAGTTAGTTGAGGTTCTAGAGTCTGACCCTTTGGTATAGATCGGGACTCCGTTACTTATGTCTCAGCACGCCTGAGTTATGAGTACGGAGTTCCGTTTCAATCCATTGTTGAACTTTCTCCAATGGCGTTTAAGGCGCATGTACAAGTATTAAAAGACATAGCGAAAGCGAGGGAAGATGCCAGTAAAGCTACAAGGCGCGGTCGCTCTTAGAAAAGCACTAGCTATCGTCGAACCTACCCTTGCCAAAGAAACTAGCAAGGAAATCGCGTCATTTCTTAAGCCTGTCGTAAAGGCAGCGCGTGGATATATTCCAAGCAATGAACAGATGATTAGCGGTTGGCTGATTGCCAACGAACGCGGCACATGGACTCGGGCAGCTTATGATGCTGGCATTGCTAAACGTGGAATTACCTATAAATCAACTCCAAGCCGTCGTAATAATAATGGCTTTCAAGCGTTGGCTTCGATTTTTAATAAATCCGCTGCCGGTGCTATCTATGAAACCGCAGGACGTAAGTCAGGCATCAACGGTAACTTTACTCCTCGTCTCGGTGGCGAACTCAAAGGCGATACCCAAAAAATGCAAGGACGCGCCATATTTAGAGCTTTTGAAGAAGATCGTGGCAAAGCTCAAGATGGCGTAGTTAAAGCAATTTTTAAGGCTAAAGATAAGTTCGACTCATTAAAGGATAAGGTCTGATGGCAGATTTAAGAATTGACTTAGCAGCCGAGTTTAAAGGAAAAAAGGCATTTCAAGAAGCCGACAAATCTGTATCTACTTTAGATAAAGCAGTTGGCAAATTAGGCAAGCAAATTGCTAGCGTTTTTGCAGCTCAAAAGATAATTGCCTTTGGCAAAGCTTCTTTAAAAGCTTTTGCTGAAGACCAAGCCTCAGCCGCTCGCCTTGCTAAAACTGTCGATAATCTAGGGTTGTCTTTTGCCAATCCAGCAATTGACCAGTTTATTAAGAAACTTGAGATGCAATCTGGAATTGTCGATGAAACTTTACGCCCAGCGTTTCAATCACTTTTAACTACTACAGGCGACGTAAGCAAGTCAATGACTTTGCTTACCAACGCAATCGATATTTCACGCGGTTCTGGCGTTGATCTAGCAACCGTTACTCAAGACCTTGCTAATGGTTATGTTGGTATTACCCGAGGACTTAAAAAATACAATCTTGGTTTATCTCTGGCTCAATTAAAATCCAAATCTTTTGAAGAAATTATGGGCTTGCTTAATAAGCAATTTTCGGGTGCATCAGCGGCGTATCTTAATACTTATGCTGGCAAAATGGATATTCTCAAAACCGCAGCCGATAATGCCAAAGAAACAATCGGCAAAGGACTTGTCGATGCTCTTACTGGTTTGGCGGGACAGAATACAAATGTTCAAGATATTGCGACGGCTATGCAGGGCGCAGCAGATGCTACTGCTAATTTTACTCGAGGTGTAGGAGTTCTTGTCGGAGAACTTAAAAAGATTCCCGGACTTGATGTGCTTGGAAAGCTTTTTGAATTATCAGTCAAATATAGCCCAGCGGGTTTAATCTCCAAACTTGGTGCCCCTAAGACTGCACCTTCTGGTGGTTATGGCGTTGGTACTGGAACTGTCGCAGATTACAAACGCCAGCAAGACCAAAAAGCAGCAGATAAAGCAAAAGCAGCAGCAGACGCTAAAGCCGCAGCATTGGCTAAAGCATCAGTCAAAGCCCAACAACAATTAACCGCGGAACAGAAGAAGCAAGCAGCCCTAAAGAAAGATTCTGGCATATTTGATATGCAACAGATTGAACTTATCGCTGCCCTCAAAGGTCAGTTATCTGACGATGATCGTAAACGCGCCGAACTTCAATTAGCGTTACTCAATGGCAACGTCGATGAAGCCGATAAGCTCACAAAGCAAATTCTTATGGCTCAAGACGCTACCGGCAACCTTTACCGATACTTCTTGCAAATTCCAGATGTTAAGAATCCTTTTGCTTATTTGAACACATATTTAGATGAATTACAAAAGAAAATAAATTCTTTGCAGTTTCCTGATTTATCTAAACCCAGCACCTATACCGGCTCTGGAATAGACCCTTCTTTATTGGCTTTAGGTGTGGTTGCAGGTTACGGGGCTAATATTCCTCAAACTGGAGATATATCTAACGTATCTTCTACGACACTTGGTAACGGTTCTTTTGGCATGCAAACAGGTATTGGCAATTTCGTAGATAGCGCGTCCGTCACAGGAGCAGGCAGCAACGTCAAGGTATATGTCCAAGGCAACGTAGTAACTGAGCAGGATCTTGTTAATGCTATCCAACTTGGTTTACAGACCAACTCACTCTCGGGCTCACCTAGCGCGATTGGTCGTATTGCTGGAATGTTCGGCTAATGGCATTACCAGCACAGATAGCCGTTTCCTTTGATTACTCCAATGGCGCAACTTTTGGTTATCAAGGGTTCGTAATTGGTGATGCTAAATACGGCATTTTAGGTACTAACACACTTGGCACGTCTCAGTTGCCAGAACCAGTTATTGACCTTACGCCTAACGTCTATCAAATATCCATTACCCGTGGTCGTAACGTGCAGCGTGACACATACGACGCTGGCACATGCACAGTTCGAGTATTAGATCCTAACTCTTACTTTAACCCACAGAACACAGCGTCTCCTTACTATGGCTACCTTGCGCCTTTGCGTAAGCTGCGCGTATCTGCAACTACAGCCACAACCCAGAAGTACCTATTCTCTGGCTACATTACAGACTACAAGTACACCTACCCAGTAAACCAAGATACTGGTTATGTCGATATTTCATGCACAGACGCTTTTCGTCTATTCCAGATGGCTAATATATCGACTGTGGCTTCTAGCCCAGCAGGGCAGACTACTTCTGCTCGAGTCTCGGCAATCTTAAATCAAGTTTCGTTTCCTGCGTCTATGCGTACGATTTCTACAGGGCTTAACACTTGTATTGCAGACCCAGGAACTAACCGCACAAGCCTTGCAGCAATTAAGAACGCTGAAGTATCTGAGACAGGCGCGTTCTATATGAACGGCGCAGGAACAGCCATATTCAAGAACCGCACAGACGTTATGAACTCCCTGTCTAAGACTCCCGTAGCCTTTAACCAGACTGGCGGTATCCCTTACCGTAACCTCGTCTTTGCCTTCGATGACAAGCTCATTATCAACCAAGCCAACTTTGCCCGTGTTGGCGGCTCTACAATTACAGCAATTAACCAGGCTTCTATTGACAAGTATTTCCCTCACTCAATTACACAGATTGACTTAGTGGCTGAGACTGACGCTATCGTTACCAATATTGCCCTCGAGTACGTTGCAACCAGAGCCGCAACGACTATCCGTATTGACGAGATGGTGGTGGATTTATTAGATCCAGCCGTACCAACCGACACGATGATTGAGCTGGACTTCTTTGATAACCTGCTCATAACCAATATTCAGCCAGACGGCTCGACTATTGTAAAGAATCTGCAATATCAAGGCGTTAAGTGGGATATCACCCCTAACAAGATGATGGCAACAATTACAACTCTAGAACCTATAGCCGATGGTTTCATCGTTGGAAGCTCTTATTACGGTATAATCGGCACTAACACATTGAGTTACTAGGAGATAAAATGGCAACAAACCTACCAGCAGCGACGGGCGACGTGCTAACTGCGAGTACAGTTAATGGACTAGTAACTTTTACCATTAACGCAGACGCTACCGTGGACTACACAGCAGTTCTCAACGATCAGTATCAAGTTTTACAGCCTATGAATAAGGCTACAGCGATTGCTTTTAAGATTCCTACCAACGCTTCAGTAGCGTTTCCAGTAGGCACAGCCATTACAGTCCTTAATAAAGGGCTTGGCACATGTACTATTTCAGCAGTTACCAGCGGAACTACAACAATTCTTTCAGCTGGTGCAACAGCAGCAGCACCTACTTTGGCTCAATATAAAACAGCAGTTTGCATTAAAACTGCTACAGACACCTGGTATGTCGTAGGTGCAGTTTCATAATGATTGGCGCAATTACAACAGGATTATTTGCAGGTGGAGCTCCACCATTGCCAGCTCTCGTAGTTAATTATCTTGTAGTAGCAGGCGGTGGTGGTGGAGCTGCTGAACTTGGCGGCGGTGCTGGAGCTGGAGGTCTTCGATCAACAGTAACCGCGACAGGCGGCGGAGGAACACTTGAATCTGCTTTAACTCTTACTGCTGCAACCAATTACACGGTTACAGTTGGTGCTGGTGGCACAGGTGGCACAGGTGGATCGTTTGATACTAACAACGCTACCAATGGTGCTAACAGTGTATTTTCTACTATCACTTCAACAGGTGGTGGTCATGGTGCTAAAGGAGCAACCGCAACAGGTGGTTCTGGTTCTGGTTCCGCAGGTAATGGTGGACCCGATACAGGTGCAGCAGGAACAGCAAACCAAGGTTACAAAGGTGGCAACAACCCTAACCCGCAAGCTCCTGCATACGCAGGTGCAGGCGGTGGTGGTGCAGGCGCGGCAGGAAGCGATGCAACAACAGTAACTGGTGGTAATGGTGGAATTGGCGTAGCAACAACTATTACAGGTTCTTCAATTTATTATGCAGGCGGCGGAGGCGGCGGAGTTTACGGCGCAGGTGGAACTTTTGTAGCAGGCGTTGGAGGACTTGGTGGCGGAGGATCTGCACCTAATGGAGCAGCAGGTACTGGAGCTGTTGGAGGAGCGGGAACTGCAAACACAGGCGGAGGCGGAGGATCTGCTATGCGTGGTAACAACACTTCATCAGATGCAAAGGCAGGCGGCAACGGCGGTTCTGGAGTTGTAGTTCTTAAGTACCCAAGCGGTTACACATTAACCAGTTCTGGCTTAACACTTTCTACAGCAACAGTTGGTTCTGATAAAATTACAACAGTAACCGCTGGTACTGGAACTGTGAGTTGGTCATAATGGCACATTACGCATTTTTAGATGATTCTTCCATTGTTACAGAAGTAATAGTCGGAGTAGATGAAACTGACTTAATTGAAGGTAAATTGCCCGAAGATTGGTATTCAGAGTTTAGAAAGCAGACTTGCGTCAGGACTTCTTACAACGGCAAGATTCGCTATAACTATGCAGGAATGGGATATACCTACGATCCAATCGACGATGCCTTTATTGCACCCATGCCAGAGTGCGGACATAAAAAATTAACATTAAATAATAAAAAACAATGGGAATGTACAGAATGTGAGGCTCTTAATGACAAGCCCTTGGCTTTGTAAAGCTGGCGCGACATTACGACAAGCGATAAATGATACTTACCCAGACAGAGATAAAAGGAGCGACGGCTGGATTGGCGACGCACGTCATCAGGCAAGCGTTTCTGACCACAATCCTGATCCAAAGGCTAACAACGTCGTCAGAGCCGTTGATATCGACGCAGATTTGTCTGGAACAAGCAAGCCGGACTTCGCCGGCTCTCTTGCAGATCAAGTACGAATCTGTGGACAGACTGATGGTCGAATCTCTTACGTCATCTTTAGAAGCCACATCGCGTCGTCTATCCAGAATTGGGTTTGGCGTCCTTATGTGGGGGTTGATAACCACAACTCTCATCTCCATATCAGCTTTACTCCAAAGGGCGACAATGACGGTGCTCCGTTTAATATCCCACTAATCAAAGGAAACAAATGAACCTCAAGAACCCTTATGTAATGTCAGTTGGCGCATTCTTAGCAGTATGGGGTACAACCTCAAACTTTGCTCTTGATTACCGCGCAATCCTTGGTTCAATCGTCGCTGGCGTCTTTGGTTACGCTTCGCCTAAAAAGTGAGCGCGGCTGACTATGCTGCTTGGATTGTGGCTGTTATCGCTGTGCTTGGTGGTATGGCTTCATACACACAATTCATGATTAAGCATTACCTCAGCGAACTCAAGCCCAATTCAGGTTCATCTATTAAGGATCAGGTTTCTCGACTCGAAGCGCGTGTCGATACCATAATCGACATGTTAGGTAAGTAACACTTATCTCATGGCAAGGAAACGTCCGGTCATCGACCTCGAGACTTACTCAGCTCTTGATGCCTATGCGATTGCGTTGAACGAATATTACAAATCGTTGCGCAAGGCTGGCTTTTCTGAGACTCATGCGTTTTGGCTTTTGTCAGATCGTGAGACTTTTCCAGACTGGATTATCCCTAACCTACCCAACCGGATTGACAACATTCCGTATGAGGACGACGAGGACTAAGTGAAGCGAATCGTAATTCTGAGCGACTTACAAGTTCCTTTCGAGGACGTACACGTTACTCAGAACATAGCAAGATTCCTACAGAAGTTTAAGCCAGACCAGACAGTTACCATTGGTGACGAGATTGACTTTCAGACTATATCCAAGTGGTCGGAAGGCACTCCACAAGCTTACGAGCAGTCTCTTGGGGCAGACCGTGACCGTTGCGTTGATCTTCTATGGGAATTAGGCGTAACCGATTGCATTAGGTCTAACCACACAGACCGGCTTTACAACATCATCATGAAGAAGATACCGTCTTTCCTATCTTTGCCAGAGCTGCGCTTTGAGAAGTTTATGAAGTTCGATGAGCTTGGCATCACCTTTCACAAAAACCCTATGAACATCGCTCCTAACTGGATTGCAGTCCATGGCGACCACACGCCTATCAAGCAATTAGGCGGTCTATCAGCCCTCGAGGCAGCCCGTAGGCATGGTAAGAACGTCATTTCAGGACATACTCACAGGGCAGGGCGTAGCGCCTTCACAGAAGCCTCTGGAGGGCGTTTAGGGCGTGTTTTACATGGGGTTGAGGTAGGAAACCTCATGGACTTTAGACAAGCCTCATACACCAAGGGAACGGCTAATTGGCAACAAGCGTTCTCAATCATGTATGTGCAGGGGAACAACGTTCAAGTGGACATAATCAACATTGAAAAGAACGGCACGTTCATTGTGCAGGGTAAGGTTCATGGACGGGTTCGCTAGACCGGATTTCGGTGACGAATCTGTGGACGAAATCGTTATCGTTTCGTTATCAAAGTTTGGCTTCTGTCAGCTCAAACTGCTGTAATACTTCTGCCGTACACGAGATACGGGTACAGAAGGGCTCACAATGACAATAGGACAGATCATAACTTTCGCTCTTATCTGTGGCGCGTTTTGGCTAGGCAATCGCTCTGGCCACGCTAACGGATATGTAGCAGGCCGTAAAGCAGTACGCAAGCATTACGAAGGTTTACAAGCTAGAGATGCAAAGATGATTGAATCATACAATCAGCAACTTATTAAGGCATGGGATAAGAAGTGAACGCCCGTGACTACCTCAACGAAGCGCGAGCTACTATCCAAGACCGAGGACTTGATTACGGTCACCCTAGCGACAATATGCAGCGAACAGCCGCACTCTGGAGCTCATACCTCGAAATGCCAATTACGGATTATCAAGTGGCGATGTGTATGGCATTGGTCAAAGTCGCAAGAAGCATGGAGACTGCAAAGTCAGACACTTACATCGACCTTGTCGCGTACGCTGCAATAGCCGGACAACTTCATACAGAGGAGAACGATCTCTATGTTTAATTTAGATGATTATGAAACAGTAGAAGAACGCCTAGTAAAGTTTTGGAAGGATAACCCAGATGGTCGCGTGGATACTAAGTTGTTGGATTTCAACGGTGGACGCTATATCGTACAGGCTTACATTTACAGAACTTTTGCTGATAGCGCGCCTTGGAGCTCTGGGCTCGCGGAAGAAACGGTTGCGGGTCGTGGAGTCAATTCTACTTCTGCTCTTGAAAACTGTGAAACCTCTGCGATTGGTCGTGCGCTCGCATCGGCGGGTTATGCGACAAAAGGAAAAAGACCTAGCCGTGAAGAAATGGCGAAAGTTGCAAAGTCTGAGGAAATAAAGGCTAAGGTCGAGGAAGTAAAGGCTAAGATGGCTGACACTTCACAACAATACGTCCCAGTAGCAAAGGCAGATGATCCATGGACAACGTGGGAAGCAGCACCGGTTCAGACTATGGAACAAGCAGTCGAGACGGTGAAATCCGTACTTGGTGGCACAACGGAGAAGGACGTACAGCGTTGCAAGCATGGCGATATGATTTGGAAAACTGGCGTATCGAAAGCTGGTAAGCCGTGGGGTCATTGGCGTTGTATTAACCAGGTGACTAGCGGTTCAGCTGCCGGAGCAGACGACAAGTGTGAGCCAATTTGGTATGAGATTAAACCAGATGGATCATGGGGAAAACGTGCATAATGGGACACATACAGTTTCTTAATCAAGATGGTGAGTGGGAGTCATTTCCTAACGAAGAACAAGCAGCCAATTTGAAGGCTAACGCTGAACTGCTCGAGGAATTGGGCTACAAGTTAATTTGCCAATTATGCAATAAGTTTCCAACTAGAACACAAATTCGCCAGCGATATTTGAAACATGAGTGGACTTGCGAAGCTTGTGGCACAGTTAATTCTGCTGGGCGTGCATGACACGACACAGAAAAGACCGAGGCTTTCGTACTGAGCGCGTAGTTGTCTCCTATCTACAAACTTGGTGGAGAAGCGCAAGCATCGGTAGAGGTGCGGGCAAAGATATTCATAATGTCCCGTTCGACATTGAGATAAAGGCTCGTTCTGAGTTCTCACCTCTAGCATGGATCAAGCAAGTCGAGAAGAGGTCGCAAGGCAAAGAGCTGAGCGCCGTGGTGTGTCGAATGAACGGACAAGGAGAGGACTGCAGCCAGTACCTCGCGTTTATGAGATTTCAAGACTTGGTTGGTCTATTGCTTAAAGCAGGTTACGGCGATATACAGACAGATTCGGTACAATTAGAACCTGAAAGATGCGCAATGTGCGGATCATGGAAGTTGGAGAATGTGCAGTGTCAAACGTGCCAAAAGGTAACCAAAGGTAACTATGCCGATTTATGAGTTCGAGTGTGACAACGAGTTATGCGAGGCAAATGCCCGCTATGACAAGGAGTTAAAAATAAATGAACCACATGACGTCGATTGCCCGTTTTGCGGTAGTACTATGCGCAAGATTTACAGCTCAGTTCCAGCACATTTTAAGGGCTCAGGATTCTACACAACAGATTCTAAATAAGACACGCTGTCTGACCAGCACTTTTAGTTTTGTATTTGACAGCGCTGGTACACTCTGGGCTAGAGCCCTTCAGGGGCTCAGAGCAAGCCGCTTGCGACTAGCTTGCTCGGTAGCACTCGTTATTGGGATATCTCTATGCTTACCTATGGGTAGCGCAAGTAGTGGCTCAATAGATGCCATTAACCCAAAGACTTATATTCGATTATCTATGGATCATAAACAAGCTTCTTGTTTACTTACTTTATATGGTAAAGAATCGGCATTTAACCCAAGAGCAATAGGAAACCTTAAAGGTACTTACCATGTCTATGGAATACCTCAATTAAAGAACCCACTTATATATGAGAAGTCACCCATAGAGCAGGTACGCTATGGCATTAAGTACATACATCATAGGTACAATGGTGATACGTGTATGGCATTACATCATTGGAAGATATGGGGTTGGCATTGAGTAGTAAGAAGAACGACCCTCGATTAAGTAGAGATTACAAGCGTGTACGCCTACAGGTATTGGCAAGAGATGGGTATGTATGTACTTACTGTGGTCAAGACGCTACTACTGTCGATCATGTAATTCCAATAATCAAAGGTGGTGATCCAGTTAATATGGATAATCTTGTTGCTGCCTGCCGGAGATGCAACAGCTCTAAAGGTTCACGCTCAGAAGGGCTTTTTTTGCAGCGGCAGAGTAC